TTCCAGAAGTAGCAGAATTAAATGTACTGCCAACTAAAGAGCATTTAGATAGTATTTATAACAAATATTGTGGAAAGGTGAACAGAAATGTTGAAGGCTTTGTTGTTAATTACAAAAACAATATATCTAAATATGTACGCATGAAAAATAACAAATTAGTCGAACATTCTGATAGCGACCATAAGGGGATGTAATATGAAAATAACAGGAACTGAATTAATTAATAAATTAGGTAGTAATGAAATACCTGCTCAAACTGAAATAAATGTTTGGTATATTGTTGGTGCAGAAGCTGGCAAAATAACGACTTTGCTTTATGATGGCGTGGATATAATATGGCAACCTGATACTTTCGCTGCAAGATATTTTTGGGATGATAAAATATATTTTGAAATAGAAGAAAAAGAAAGAGAACTGGAAGAATTAAAATTGGAACATGAATATTATTTACCTTCGGAAGGTTTAGCTGATGACCACGAATTTAAAAAGTTTGTGTTAGATGAATTGTTTGCTCAATACGATAAAATAAATGAATTAGTAAGAGCTGTTAAGAAAATTCAAAAGGAGAATGAATGAAAGAAATCTATACCGTATCGGATTTGCACGGACACTACGGAATCTTTAAAAGAGATTTAAAAGAAGCGGGTTATGATGAGAATAATGAAAATCATTTATTGGTAGTTTGCGGTGATATTTTTGATAGAGGTAGAGAAAATCTCGAAGTTTATGAGTATTTAAAACACTTGACTGACGTTGGGAAAGCAGTAGTTATAGCAGGTAATCATAATCTATTTATTACTCAATATTTAGACGGAACGAATGTTTCACCTTTTAATTATATGCGAAACGGAACTAATGAAACACTAGCAGATTTTTTACACCAAACAGCTCCATTTGAAACTTGGTGTTTGTTAAATAATATTGAAGAACCTACTTATGGAAATTTTGCAACTTGGATTGAAATTGCAAGAAACGAAATAAATTTAGAATATCCTGAGCTATTACCGTGGTTAAAAAGTTTGCCAAGATATTATGAAACTGATAATCATATTTTTGCTCATGCTTCGATTGATTTAGATGTTGAAGATTGGCATTATCCTCATTGTGAAAGACATGGTTTGCTTGATTGGGATGCTTTGGATTTTGACGATGGAAATTTCATAAAGAAACATAATCATACAGGGAAAACCATTATAGTTGGGCATTTTTCAGTAGCTCATTTAAGACAAATGCACAGCTTAGGTGATTACGATGACTATTCTATATTAAAAACTGATGATAACAAAGTATTCATAGACGGTTGTGCGGTGCTATCTAAAAAAATTAATGTTTTTAAAACAAAAGATAAATTGCTTTAAAAATATGGCAATTATTGTAAAAAAATATTATAATATTAATTGAAGGAACGGAGGAAAAAATGAACCAATTAGAAAAATTAATGAATGAAAAATTAACTGAAAATGGCGATAAATCATATCGCTCAACAGGAGATAACTTAACTGATTTATTCTTTATGACACCTTATTTTGAAAAACATTTGGACGAAGCGAAAATCGGAACAAGTGAAAAAGAAAAAATATTTTCTATGTTTGTTAGAGATGCAAGATTTGGTCTTGGTCGTAGAGATTTAGGACGTGTTCTTATGAAACAATCAGGGGTTAATGCTCTTAATATTGTTAAAGCAGGTAGATACGATGATTTATGGCATATTCCTACCGATGAAAATATTGCTTATTTAAAAGCTGCTTTAACTGACGGTAACGAATTGTCTAAAAAGTGGATGCCAAGACTAGGTGGAAAAGACCATAAAATTGCTCTTGCATTATGTGATATGTGGGAATTATCTAAGAAAGATTATCGTAAATTAATTAAAACTGATAAGACTGTTGAATATAAATTATCTTATGCAGAGAAACTTAAAAGCAATCCATTAGAAGAATTGTTTAAGAAGGGCAATTATTCACATCCATTAGTTGATACGATTAATTTTGAACAAGTACCATCTTTGGCGATGACAAAATACTTACATACTTTCTCAACAAGAGAAGATATTAAAGATAGATTCGCTGAATATATCGCTAAGGTTAAAGAAAGCAAAGCAAAAGTAAATACTTCAACCGCTAATGTTTATGATGCTTATAAAACAACTAGAAATAATAATAACGAAGCAAGTGATGTTATTGGTAAGAAGATAGTTGAAGATGCAACAATAGGCGTTGAAATGGATGCTATTGTTGTATTAGATACATCAGGTTCAATGAATAATGTATGGGGTGCTAGAATAGGGAAAGGCTCTTTATTAGAAAAAGCTATGTCTATTTGTCATGCACTATCTACACATTCAACTTATGCTAAAAACCAATTAATTTCTTTTAGTAGTTATCCTCAATTAATGACTATTAAAGGCGAAACATTACAAGAACAATATATGTCAATGTTTACTGGCGATTGCTCAAATACTGATTTCGGTAGAGTTATGAAACTGTTACAAAGTTTAAAAAAATATCCTGAATATTTAATTGTAATAAGTGATATGGAATTTGATGAAGGTTCTAATCAATCAAAAGAACAAACTATGAAAATATTTAAAGAACATGGTGCGGAAACAAAAATTATTTGGTGGAATTTAAACAACAGAAATAAAACTGTGCCTGAATTTGATGAGTACGGAAACATTTATATAAGCGGTTATAATCTACAAATTTTAAAACTGCTTGAAAATAAATTTGATATGACAACTTACATTGATAAAATATTAGAGAAATACAAAAAAGATATTGAATATAATGGATAAATTTGGTAGAATTAAATTGTCAAAGGAAAAACTGCTTTAAATTCGTTTTATCTCCAAAATAAACGCTGCAAAATTAAATTCCTTTGGTTCTAAATTGTACAGTAAAAACTCTTACAGCAAACAAAATTACTCAGGTAGTCAAACGGTTAAGACATTTCCCTTTAACGGAAACAATGGTGGTTCAAATCCACTCCTAAATTCAGTACAAGAGTTTTGTTAAATTGAAAATAAAGTAAATGCTCTCACAGCAAATAAAATTAGCTTGGTAAGCTCGATGTCGTTGGTTCAAATCCAACTTTATCTAACAAAAGACTAGGATAAATAACTCAGTGGATAGAGTGCGTGTATAAAGAGCGTTGTTAAATAAAAAGAGTCCATCGTAAAGACACTTACAGCAAACAAAATTAGGCGGCATTTCGCCTCAGTAGCTCAATTGGTAGAGCAAAAGTATTGGGTACTTTGTGTTCATGGTTCGATTCCATGCGGAAAATTTAATGTGTCTTGTTAAAAAAAATAAAAACTAGGGAAACCTAGTTTTTTTGTGCGTGATTTAACGGATTCTACATGAGTTTTTTTGACGTGATATAACGGAAGATGATTGTGTTTTTTGAATATAAAAAAACCTATCTTTTCGGCAAAAAAAATAGGCAAACAATTATTAATGTGCAACACAATACAAAAGCACATAACACCAATAGCAATTAGCAATCATAAACTAATTACATTTACATTATACAATATATGTAAAATTATATCAAGAATTTTACATAAAATATGACGGAATACGACTGTGAAAATATGACGGAATACGACTATGAAAAAATATCGGACATAACGGATTTCGTGTGCCAAAATATAACGGAATTTTTATATCATGTTTTAATATGACGGAATTTTTATATCAATTTCAATAATACGGAATATCTATCACAAAATTCCATTGATTTTAACTAAAAAAATCACAAAATTCCATAAAACAAAGATACAAGACACTTATAATAGGTGTTTTTTTTATTTTCCCCTCCTTATTATAAAGAAAAAAGAAAAATTAAAAAAAATAAAAAAATTTTAAAAAAAGTATTGACAAAAGTTGGCAAGTGAGTATAATAGTTTGTGTTTTGGGTGTGATAGACCAAAAAAAGAAAGTGAGGAAAAGAAAAATGAAAAATGAAAATTTAGAAAAAAAATTAAAAGAGTGGTTAGATACAAAAAGGTATTTAACAAAGGAAAATAACTATTATGTATATGAATACGATAAAAGTTATGATGACTATATTAGTCAAGAAGATGTAAAAAAAATTTTAGAGGGGAAAACAAAAGAAGAAAGACAAGACAATTATTATAGTTTAATTTATGATGAGGGTTGGTTTTATGATTTTGAAAACGAAACTATAAGACAATTAGCAAGTGATTTTTGTTTTGAAAATGATTATGAAGAAACTGATACTGAAATAGAAGATATTTTAGTAAATATAATTAGTTTTAGTTATGATACATATTTAGACGAAGAATACAATGTAAATATCTTAATTGATTTCAATAATCAAGATAGTAATTATGATTTATCAACGAGTAGTAATTTAGATTATTGCAAACATAATAACTTATATACTTTATTAAGAAAACAAGGTTATACAAAAAAAGATTATCTTAATAATTTGAAAAAGTTAGTTAAAAAAGATAAGTATAATTATGATTATGATTTAATTGTTAAAAATGGTGGTAGTAAGTTTTTAACAAGTGTTAAGGAAGAAATTGATAATAATTGTTATGAGTGTGTAACAACACTTGTGGTTTTGAAAAAAATGACTTTAAGAGATTTAATTGAGTGTGAAAATATAGTTGTAAATACTGATAATATGATAGGTTTATTTAACTATTTTCAAGGTAGTGGTAGTTTATTAGAAATACAACTTGAAAAAGATTTTACTATAAATAGAGAAAAAGACATTTATAAAATACAAGTAGAGGGAACAGGAAGTAGTTATGATTATACTGTAAATGATGTATATGGTTTGATAGATAGTTGTTGGAAAGAATAAAAAATTAAAAAAATTTTTAAAAAACTATTGACAAAAAATGGTAAATGAGTATAATAGATGTTGTTTTGGGTGTGATAGACCAAAAAAGAAAGTGAGGAATTATGGAATTAAATACAATAGTAAATGATATATACGATATTGACGAGAATAACATTGAAGTTGATTTAGAAGTATATATCAATGGAAACTATGAAACAAGTTATTTAATTAAAATTGATTTAAGAAATTTAGGACTAACAAACGATATGGACTATGAATTTCAATTAAGTAAAGACTTGAATAGAATAGTAGAAAGATTATACAAAAAGCAAAATAAGATACCAAGTTTACGAGATATAGAAAAGGAAGTAAACGATATTAATTATTTGATTATTGATACGAGGGGGTTGAAATAATGATAAAAGAAATAAAAGATTTAGTTGAAAAAATAGTTGAATATACAAAAACATGGAGCATAACTGAAACTGAGTGGTATTGGAATATTGAGTGTGTAAGAAAAAGCAATTATATAAATGAAGAACATATAAAGTGGGAAGAATTTGAGGTTGCAATAAGAGAAGAAATACTATACGACTTAATTTATAAAAATGGTTGTGGTTTATATAATCAATTAGAAAATGATTTATGCAATTATGAAAGTGATAATGTAGAATTTCAAAAAGCAAGTAAAGAACTTGAAAAAGAAGTACAAAAATTTATTAAAGATTTTGAAGTTGAAAGATATGAGGTGGAATAATGACGAATATAGAAAAATATTTTGATGACTTTTTAGAGTATGATATGCAACAAGATTATTTTTACAAGATTAATTGGTATAAAAAGTTGGTAGGTATTAAAAGTTATTATTATGAAATAGAATTGCAAGAAGATGTTTTATTAAGTGATGAAGAACGAATTGACACAATAGTAGATAGATTTTTAGATTATTTAGATAAATTTAAAATAGAAATTAAAACTGAATACGATGAAGAAATTATTAATTGGGTTTATGACTATGTTTGTGTTTATGGAACATTTTATAAAGAAAGTGAGTGAGAAAATGTATAATATTTGGTTTTGTGAAATATGGCAAGTGGAAGAAGATAATTATTTGAGTTTATCTTATGAAAAACTTATATATGAAGAAGTAAAAAAAGAAGAAATAGAAAAACATTGTAAAGGACTTGAAAAAGAGTGGGGAAAAGACTATGAGTTTGATAGAATAGACCACGATTTATATGTTAGATTTAAAAACAATGATAAGTATTGTCTATTTATAGAAGAATTAATTGACGAAGATTAAAAGAAAGTGAGGTAAAGGAATAATGTTTAAAGATTATATAAAAGAACATATAAATTATTTTATTGAAAACAATGATGAAGAATACAATATAAGTGAAAAAGACATAGAACATATAGCAACTATGATAGAACATAACGATTATCTATGGGAAACAATAGATAGTATGATATGTGATGAATTAAGTGAGTATGAAATTATTGATTAGAAATAATTAGAAAGTGAGGGTTTATGACAACTGAAAAAATATTTGAAAATGAAAATATAATAATTTGGCACGATTTAAAAGGGTATGATTTTGAATATCATATTGAAAATAAAACTTATAAAAAAATAGTTTATTTTTTAAATGAACTTGACGATTATGTGGTTTTAGAAAGCAAAGATTATATTAATTATTTTGGTGGAGATTATGATAAACAAGTAATTGATAGTTTTTTAAATAATAATTATGAATTATTTAGTTTACAAAATGAATTAAATATTTTATTAACTGAATTAAAACATAATGAAAAAGTGAATAAAGAAAAAGGGTTTGAAAATAAAGTTGATATTGATTATATGATTTATAGAATATTTTGGTTAAAAGATATTGCTGAAAGAATAGGGGAATAAAAATATTAAGGAAAGTGAGGACGAGGAATAATGAGTTTTAAAGAATTAGTAGAAGAATTTGAATTAAATTTAATAAATAGAAAGCAACAATTAAATGAAGAAATAGACGATATTATTTATAGTGATTTAAAAAAGGAATTAACCTATAAAGATATTAACGAGATACAAGAAAAAAGAAAAAGAATAAAAGTAATTTATGATACTATTGAATATTTAGATAAATGTATTTTAAATTATGTAGAAAAATAAAAGGGGTGGAATAATGGAAGATTTTATTGAAGAAGAAGTTGTATTTAGAATAAACAACGATTTAGATTATTTAATGGAAACTTGTAATTGCAAAAGTGATTTTTTCACTATTGAATTTTTAAAAAATTTAACTGATGAAGATGTAAAAGTAATTGTTGAAAAGGTATGTAATGATAACGAATTAAAGGCAAAAATAGACGAGATAATAGAGTGGTATGTTTATCATTATCAAAGAGAAAGTGAGGTGGAATAATGAAACAATTAACGATTAATGACATATTTAATTGTGTCAATGAATTACAAAAAAGTGGTATGAATTTTAACGATATAATGGCACTTCCTATTTATTTAGGAAATGATGATGAATTAAATGGGGTACATAATGGTTGGTATTGTGAATTAATTGATAGTGAAGATAAAGACGAAAATATGCAATTAATAGTAGATTTAATAAGTCAAGATTATGGTACAACTGATTTAAAAGGTAAAGGAATTTTGATTAGTTAAGGGGGTGTAAAAATGAGAAACGAAAAATTAAGAAATATGAAAATAATTTTCAATATGTTAAGAGAATTTTATTATGAAAAAAACGGAAAAGAAAAAACTATTGAATTTTTAGAAATAATGATTAAAGAGTTAAAAGAAAAATGTTAAGAAAGTGAGATAAAGGAAAATGATAAAACAAAGTGATTTAGATTTTTATAAAAAGTATTGTGATGAAGTCAATTTTGATTATTTAGGTATTATTGATAGTGTTAAATGTAGTTTATATGGTTATGATATGGACGAAGAATATTGTGATGATGAAACTATTTTAAAACTTGCTAATTATGTTCGTGATGTTTGGTTAAAAAATAATACTGATTATCAACTTGAAATTGGAACTATTAGTGATGTTGTAGTAGAAAATTGGGAAGATATTATTGAAAATAATATACCACCAAGAGATTTTGTGGGAAGATGTTTATAAGAAAGTGAGGTAAAGGAATAATGGGACAAAGAAGTCAAGTATATATTAGATATAAGAATAAAGAAAAAATGGTTGCTATGCACTTACAATGGAATTATGGGTATTATATGATTAATAGGGCATATCAATTATTAGATTATATTAGTAAGAATTTAGAAAGTGATTATAATAATTTTACAAGTGAAAATTTTGATATTAGTAATAGAAATAATAGTGATGAAACTATATTAAAAGGTTTAATACAATGCAATATGACAATAGGTAGTTTTGTAGGTGGTTATGATTTATTAAAAGAACATATCGAGTGGTTAAAATGGAAACAAGAAAATTTAAAAGAAAAAGAAAATAAAACTGATGATGAATTAAAGGCACTTGAAAAACTTGAAGAAATGATAAACACTAATTTATATCAATTAAGACCAGAGGAACAAGACAACAACGACGGAATATTGGTTATTGATATTTTAGACGATAAAACTATTAAATATGGGTTTGCAAGTGGTTATGATTATGGAAGTTATTTTACAATGATTAATGCAACTGATTATATGAAAGACTATAAAGAGTGTTTAGAAAGACTTGACGAAGAAAATAAAAAAGTAATTGAAAAACAAGTTGAATATATCAATAGTTTTCAATTATTAACTGATGAAGAATATAAAGAGATTTTTGAAAAGAAATATAAAGGCAATTAATTATGAATAAAACAAGTACAATTATACAATATGCAATTATTATTATTCTTTCTATACCATTAATACTTTTAGGTGGTTTATTTAGTGGTATGTGGAATTGTAAACGATATGAACCGAAGAAAGTTAAAAGGGGGTAATTATGAAGAAATTAGGAAAAATTATTATTATTGTTTTAGGTGTGTTTAGTCTTTTATTAAATGTGTTTTTACTGATAACAAGTTTTAGTTTGTTAGACGAATTAGAATCAAAAGAAAAAGAACTAAAACATTATGAGGTTTGCAATAGTAGTGATTATATGAAAAATGTTTGTTTATTAATGGAATTGGAGGAAAAAACAAAATGAGAATTAACAAAGAAGATTTAGAATTATTAAAAAGAATTGGGTTAAAAGATTTTGAAGAAAAAGAATTACTAATTAAATTGATAGAAAAAATTGAGGAAAATTCTAAAATACACAAAGAGAAAGATAGAATTAAGAAAAACGAAAAACGAAAAGAAAATAAGATGTATGGAAGAAGTAAAAAAGAAAAACAAGCATATTATCATTTACATAATATAGGGTATATAAATGGAAACGAAAATATGTAGTAAATGTGGTATTGAAAAAAGAATTGATGAGTTTATTGTTAGAAAAGATACTGGCAAACACGTAAATCAATGTAAAAAATGTAGAAATGCTTATAATAAACAATATAGAAAAAATAATGTTGAGAAAATAAGACAATATTGTAAAGAACACGCCGAAAAAATAAATGAATATCGAAAACAATATAGTGAAGAACACGCCGAAGAATTAAAAATATATCGAAGAAAATATAGAAAAGAAAACAATAAAAAAATAAAAGAATATCAAAAAAAATATAGAGAAGAACATATTGAAGAAATTAAAGAATATAAACGACAATATTATAAAGAATACATTGAAAAAATAAAAAAAATAAATAAACGATATAGAGAAAAACACAACGAAGAAATGAAACAATACAAGAAACAATATTGTAAAGAACACAACGAAGAAATAAAACAATACCAAAGGAAATATAAAGAAGAACACGCCGATAAATTTAAAGAATATCAAAGAAAATATAGAAAAAAACATACCGATAAAATAAAGCAATATAAAAAAGTATATGATATACAAAATACTGAAAAAAATATTAAATATAAAAAACAATATAGGGAAGAACACGCTAACGAAATAAGACAACGCAATAAAAAATATGTAAAAGAAAAAAGAAAAAAAGATAATTTTTATAAGTTAAAAGGCAATATTAGAGGTGTGATTTATGCAAGTTTTAAAAGAAAAGGAAGAAAAAAATCGAAACGAACGGAAGAAATTGTAGGTATGAAATTAGATAAGTTTTATGAATATCTACTTGAAACATATAAAAATATATATGGTGTTGATTATGATTTTAAAGAAAATGTGCATATAGACCATATAATACCATTAGATACGGCAACAACGGAATATGAGGTTATTAAATTGTGTCATTGGACTAATTTACAATTATTAAAGAGAAAAGATAATTTGAAAAAATCTAATAAATTAAAATTTGAAATAAAAAAATATAACGGAATTTAGAAAAATGACTATTAATAGTCTTTTTTTTATTGTTTAAAATGCTTTAAAACGAAACGAGAATTGAAAAGTCGATTAATTGTATTGTCGTTTCGTTTTAGATGTGTGTAATATGACGGAATTTGAAAAAATTGATATAACGGAATTTAAAAAAATGAGATTAAAGATATGACGGAATATAGAAAAATTGATATGACGGAATTTTAAAAAATAGGGGTGTATGATATAACGGAATTTGAAAAAATTGATATAACGGAATTTGAAAAAATGACTATATGTGTGTAGGTGTGTGTGTATATAGATGTGTTGTTGTTTCCTGTTCGTGTGTATGTGTGTATGTGTGTATGTGTGTATCATTATTATAATTTTATGGCAAAATTTAAAAAGTGTATAATTAAAACATTTTTTTGAATTAAAGACAAAAAAAGATATAAAAAAGGGCTAAAAAGTGTAAAAAAGTGTAAAAAATTAATGTTTTTGGTAAAAATTGTTAAAAAACTATTGAAAAAAAATAAAATGATAGTAAAATAGGTGTTGTTTTTGGGAGGGATAGACCAAAAAAGAAAGTGAGAAAAAAGAAAATGAAAAAATTAATTGATTTATATTGTCTAGGAAAATATGGCTTTAAAACATTAAATGAAACAATAGACTATATTTATAACGGGGCTACTGAGTACGAACGAGATTATTATACAAAAAAATTAAAAAATGAAATTATACAAGTTTTAAAAGAAAACGGCTTTATTAAATAAGGGGGCAAAAAAATGGAAAATATAAAAAATGAAACAATAGAAAAAATAAAAAACATTGAAATAACATACGATTATGAAGAAAGTTATAATGATTTATATAATACTTGCATAGATTATATGAACGAAACACAAGATTTTAGTATTGAATATCTATTTAATGAAATTGTTAGTTATGATTATGTAGAAGAAATGGCAAAATATGAATTGGAAAATGGTGGACTTGTTAGGTTATATTATTTTTTGGGAAATGCTAATTTTAATAACGACATTTTTAAAATTAATGGTTATGGAAATGTAGAAGATGTATACAAAGAAGATTTAGAATATCTAAAAAGTGAAATATTAGAAATATTAGAAAATGAATAAAAAAAGAAAGTGAGAAAAAGGAAAATGGAAAATATAAAAAATGAAATATCAAAAAATTTAAAACTATTAAAAAAATTAAATGAAGAAAAGGAAACAACAAAAAAAGAAATTGAAGAAATAGAACAAAACTTCCATAAATTATGGGAAGAATTAAAAGAAAACAAAGACAAAAAAGACAATAACGAAATAGCACAAAAACAATTAAATACATTAAATGAAGAAGAAAAACAAAAACATGATATTTTATCATTAATTGAATATCAAAAAAGTAATATTAATAATAACATTGATTTACTATTTAATGAAATAGTAGAAAAAGAATTATATAATATTTTACACGGTTACGACAATAAAAAAATAGGTGAAAAAACAAAGGAAAAAATAAGAGAAACATTGAAAAATTATGTTAACAATAATTATGGTTATGATGTATATTTTAGTTTTTACAAAGAATATGATTTTTCAAGAGATTACAAAGTTAATTTTGATTTTACATTAAAAAATAGTTATGTATCAATTAGCAAGATAACAAAGTCAATGGAAATTGAAACAAAAAAAATACACGATTATTTTACTAATTTAAACTATAATTATATAGAATTGAAAGACATTAAAAAATATAGCAAAAAGATGTTAGATGATAGAAGAAAAGCAACTGAAAAAATAGAAAAACTAAAAAAAGAAATAGAAGAAACAAGAAACAATTATAATGGTATTTATGCAAAAAATAAAACTGATTATTTACGTATAGAATATCAAAGATAATAAAGGGGTGTTATAAGTGGAAAAAATAGAATTGTTAAAAGATATTTTATCAAGTAGTAAAGAATTTAATTTTATAGAATTAAATAACGGCGATGATGTTTTGATGATTAGAAAATATTATAATACTAATGATGTTATATACATAAATTTTTATGAATTAATACACTTGTTAGAACATTATACGGGAATTGATAGAATATTATTAAATGATGATGAAATAGAAAAGGAATAAAAGAAAATGAAAAAAATTATTGATGAATTGAAAAAATATAATTTAATAAATAAAGATAATAAAATAATTGATGATAAAAAAAGTATAGATAACTATTATTATATTTTAACTAATTTAAAAGATAATAAAACAACAACACAAAAAAGAAACTACCTTTTCAATTATTTATTAAATGATATGATAAAAAATGATGAAATAACTGAAAAACAAAAAAATGATGTTTGTAAGTTGTTTGGTGTGGTGGTGGATTAATGAGATTAAAAGAAACAACGATACAAAAACAAAAGACACTAAAAAAAGATTGTAACATGTTAGTTGATTTGATAGGACTACCTTTTAAAATAACATTTTATATTATAACAACTTTTATTAATGTTTATAATAATGTTAGATAGATAATAATTATCTATCTTTTTTTATACCTTTAAAAGTTGTATCATGTTTTTTGGTGTCGTGTGGTGCTGTTATGGTGCTATTAATGATTAGATATGTATAAGATATTAAAGGGCTTTTTATGGCTTTAAGTGGCTATTATAAGGGCTTTTTGTTATGTTATAAGGTGTTAGGGCTAGTTATTGGCTAGTCTTTTATTATTTGGGTTTATTTAGTGGCTTATATAAGGGCTTTTATTGTTAGTTAGTATTAATATATTATAAAATTAAAACGGGCTTAAAACGGGCTTAAAACGGGCTTAAAACGGCTATTCTAGTGATAGGACTAGTCTTTTTATTATGTTGTTGGCTATTATTAGGGCTTTTATTGGCTTTTTTAGGGCTTTTATTGTTAGTTATTAGGTGTTAGATGTTAGGGCTTTATATAGTTATTATAGGGCTTTTATTGGCTTTATAGTGTCGGCTTTATAGTGTCGGCTTGTTAGATTATAAGTTATATTTTATTATTTGTTATTTTGATAGTTTATTTTTTTGGGTATATAAACGGGGGCTTTATACCTTCCCCCCTTTACTTGATAAAATAAGACCATATTAGGGGGTGCGTGGGGTGCATTTCTTTCACACACGACCTAATTTTGAGTTTTTTGAAAACTTTTTTCTCAACTTTTGAAAACCCCCTTCCCTTCGTTAATTTCGTTAAAATAGCTGCTTTTTTCTCGAAAATAGCTAAAATGCCGAAAAATAGCAAATTTAGGAGAAAAATTCTCCCAAAATGGTTAAAAAAGTAAAGAATCTAACAAAAAAGAGAATAATCCTTTTTCTTTTTAAATGAAATTGATTATAAAAAATGAAAAACCATATAATTAATTGTAAAAAGGTGTGTGCTTGCAGCGATGCAAGAGGGAGTAGAGTCTGTGTCAAATTAATTTTAACTGGTTATAAACTGGAATACGAGAAAAGAAAAGAGTGGGATAACAGGCACAGAGAAAGAAAAAGGTGATGTATATGGATAATTTACCAACACCAGTTGAAGGATTGGATTATTATTTAGCTCATTTATGCGGAATGACGGTTGATTTACCGAATCCACAATGTAGATGCAGCCAATATTTGAGTTATTTATGTGGAAATCAAGGCGAATTACCTGAACCAAACAGTAGGATGGAGAAATATTTAAACTATTTGTGCGGAAATGATTGTGAATTACCTGAACCAATAAGCAGAGTTGACCAGTATTTATATTATATGTGTACGGGAACAGGAACAATACCAGAAGAAGCAATTTCACGAATGGAAGAATATCTAAAATACTTATGTAATGGTGGCGATATTCCAACACCAGTGGAAAAAGATATATATCAAATAGATTATGATTTATATGTAATAAGATGTAATGAGGCAAAACAAATAGATGATGCAATTTATTTACCTCAACATAAACCTGATGACATATACCAACAAATAAATGATTTATTCGTAATTAGTTGTGGTAGCACACAACAAACTGGAAATGAGGTGTATTTATAGTGAAAAATATAACAATAGGAGAAAAAAACTATACTGATGTAGAAAAAATTAAAGTTAGAGAAACAGGAACTGAGAATTATGCGGAATTTATTGATGCAGTATTAGATTCAAAGACGATAACAGCGAATGGAACATATAATGCAAGTGATGATAATTTACATGGTTATTCTAGCGTTAATGTAGAAACAAGTGGTGCTGATTTAAGTGAGTATATAGGTCAACCAACCGAGTTTAATGGTACAAAAAGTGCAGGTAAATGGATTACTATGATTAAAAAATTGCCTGAAATTGATACAAATAATTCACAAAATTTATCATATTTTTTTGCTGAATTTAGTGGTTCATCATTAGATTTAACTAATTTTGATACGAGCAAAGCAACAAATATTAGTTATCTTCTTTCAGGGTGTAGAAATTTAGAAAACTTAATTATTGAAAATCTTGATTTAACTAATGTAAAAACTGCTCATCAACTATTTGCGAATTGTAGAAAAATAAAAAGATTAGATTTGAGTAAATGGAAAGCCCCACTATTAACAGAAGCGAATTACTTATTTACATATTGTATCGCTATGGAATTTATAGATTTAAGAAGTATTGATTTAACAAAAATAACTAGCTATTTATATATATTCGGACAAGATGCATCAAATGGTGTACCTGATGATTGTTTAATCATAGTAAAAGATGATACTGCTAAAACATGGATAACTGAAAAATATACAAGATTAACAAATGTAAAAACAGTAGCAGAATATGAAGCTAGCTTATAGGAGGTGTATTTATGGGAAAAAATATAACGATATTAGATAAAGAATATACTAATGTAAATAAGATAAAGGCTATTGAAACTGGAACAGAAGATTATGTAGATTTTTATGATACAAGTGCTGCTAATGTTTCAGCAGAAGATATAACAGAAGGCAAAATAGCTTATAGTGCTGATGGAGAGATAGTTGGTACTCGTACTGGCGGCGGTGCTGATATAAGCGAGTATTTTTATGAAAGCATACCTAGTGCAAGTAGTACAAGTGAACGAACTTGGAGTGATGGAATTAAAAAACTTCCTGCCTTTGTAAATAGTAATAACATGGGTTATTTATATTATAAATTTAAAGGAACTGAAATTGATTTATCAAAATTAGATTTTTCAAAAGCAACGTCTTTTCAACGTATGTTTAGTGATTGTATAAATATTGAAACTATTGATTTATCTAATTTTGACAGTTCTCGTGTTACATCCATGTCCGATATGTTTAATGGTTGCAAGATATTAAAAAGTTTAGATTTATCAACTTTTAAAACAGAAAATGTAACTACTGCGATGTCTATGTTTGCGGGTTGTTATGAATTACAAGAAATTAATTTGAATAATTGGAATATGTCAAAATGTTATTATTATTCTTCAATGTTTGCTAATTGTCAAAAGTTAGTTGATATAGATGTTAGTAGTTTTAAAATCATTCAAGATAATACTTATCTTGCATCTTTATTTTATTTTTGTTACAAATTAAAAAATATTAATTTTGGTAATTTGTTTACATCAGTCCAATATACATTTGACGCTTCTCAAATGTTTACAAATTGTAATGAATTAGAAAATATACCGTTGTTAGACTTTGGAAAATGCTTAAAAAACAAATCAATAATAGAAGGTTGCAGAAAATTAAAAAATTTTGGTGGTTTTAAAGATTTAGGAAAATCATATACAACACAAAGCAGTAATTCTGCGAATTATACATTAAATGTATCGAGCAGTGTAGAATTAACTTATGATAGTTTAATGAATATAATAAATAATTTATACGACTTAAATTTAACTTATAATGTAGCAAATGGTGGAACACTTTATACACAACAATTAGTTTTAGGTGCAACAAATATTGCTAAATTAACAGAAGATGAATTAAATATAGCAATTCAAAAAGGTTGGACAATTAGTTAGGAGGTACTTATGAAAATAATAGAAACTGAAAAAATGAAAAAACTAATTGCAGATGAAGGTAAACAAATAAGAAGTATTAATGATGTTTACAAAGAAGCATACATTGATGAAGAAGGTAACGAAGTTGAAGAACATTTCCCTTATTACACAACATTAATTTATTTACCTAAATCAATACCAAATGAAGATATAGAAAAAATGTATATTGAGGAATAAAAGGCATTATAATTTTTGAGAGTGAGTTATCAGTAAGATAGGAGGAAGAAAGATGGAATTTATCAAAGAATTTATTAGCAGCTATGGGATAACATTATTGTCAACAATATTGACAGCAGTATTTTCGTATATTGGTTTAAGATTAAAGAAATTATACGAAGAAAAAATCAATACAGATACGAAAGAAAAAGTAGTAAAAACGGTATGTGAAGCTGTTGAACAATTATACAAAGATTTATCAGGCGAAGAAAAATTAGAACAAGCTATTGTTAATGCTAGTGTAATGTTAGAAGAAAGAGGCATAATGATTACAGATTTAGAGTTAAGAATGTTAATTGAATCAACAATTAATAGTTTCAATTCTGGATTGAAAGGTGAGTAACATGAGCAAAATAGAAACAAATATTGAACTTGCTAAAAAAGCGGAAGAAATCGCAAAGAATTATAAAACACTTTATATAATGGGGTGTTTTGGCGCTCCGATGACTGCAAACAATAAAAAAAGATATACAAACAATCATTCATATAATAAAAAATCAAGTAGAAAGAAAATGATTAATGCAGCTTCTAGCGATAC